TCTTCAACAAGACTACGTAGCTTGGTCATCGTGTTATCAATCAATCGTCGTTCGTCATCTCCTGCTATACCACTGACAACAATCGATAGGTGATCTAGGAATATCCATTTACAATCGAATCCTTTTATCAGGTATCGTATCTTACCCAGCAAATTGTCACTGTCCATACTGCCGAAGTGATCGTAGGTGTAGAACTTTCCATTACCTACCGTCTCTTCAAACGCAGGTAACATCACTTCCATAGCTACTTCATCTTCCTCGAGGTGCAATGGTTTGTTCAGATGGATACCCATGATGCCAAGACAAGTACGCCTGACGGATTCCTCCAGTGCTATATAACCTACCGTCTCGCCAAGACCAAGCAGGTGATGAGCTATCTCACGACAGAACAGAGACTTTCCTATTCCACTACCCGCGCATACCGTAACTAATTCTCCTAGTCTCATACCGTGGGTTAACTCATTTAAACTATAGTACGGATACGGTACTGCTTTGTTGGAGTCTTTGTTACTGATCACCTCCCACAAGTCCTTACCGTTTACGATTCCGTCAGGTCTGTACTCTCTTGCTTCATAAAGACAACTGACTAACTCTTTCGACTTACCACCTGTCAACATATCAGACGGGTCTTTTAATGGTAGCTCTGCGATGTGTGCTTTGCCGGGCGTCAGGAGTGCTGCACATTCAGCTGCTCCCTTCCGTCCGACATCATCCATATCGAAACAGAACACCACTTTCTCGAACCGTTCCAACCAGTCGATAGCTTGTGCCACGTGTTTCTTTGCAGCACTTGCTCCGTTCGGTACGCTGACCACGGGCCATCTGTTATCCATAGCCTGTGACGCACTCAACGCATCGATCTCTCCTTCGACTACAACAACACGACGTCCTCCTTCTTTCCATAGGTGCTGACCGTACAAGCCGACCAACTCACCACGAACACTGAAGTTCTTGTTAGCGTATCGTATCTTCTGAGCTACAGGCTTACCGTCTCGTGTCTTATAGTTAGCTATCTGAACATCCTCACCATTCAAACGACCCACCCAGTAGCCCCACTTACGACACGTTTCCTGTGTTAGGTTGCGTCGTGGTATTGCTTTGGGTTCGCCAGTTAAGAACTCTCTCGGTGTTGGTTCACTCACTCTTCCTCCTTGTCCACTATAATTTTGACACACGAAACAATAGGTGCTTCCGTCGTCGTTGGTTGCTGCTCCGTCACTTGACCCACACTTGTCACAGGGTTGATGTGTTTGTGTGAAAGCCATGACTTTGGTATGATTTTATCTGCATATGTTATTCCTTTCTTTTCGCACCAACGAGCGTAAGTGGTGTCGCTTCCCTTCCGTATCTTGTTCGCAGCGTTCATAAACACCATTCGTATATCTAGGTGTGGATGTTGCTCACGTACTAACAGATGTTTAGTCCTGTCCTCGACCGTCCAAACTCCCTTTGCCTCGATGATAATACCATTAGGCAAGATGAAGTCTGGTGTGTAGGTTGATACTTTACGGTACTCTATCTTGAGTGTCTCGTATTCAAAGTCGACACCACTACGCTGTAATTGGTTAGCTAATTTAGATTCGAAACCTGAACGATAACGGTTATTAGAAGTTCGCTGTGACTTCTGTCTCGCTCGTTTCTTCCGCATCGAATACTTGGTCTAGGGTTTCTCCTCCATTGGCTACGAATCCTTCTTCACTTGTGAATCCGAATGCATCAGCTGCCATCGCACTCTGACCACCGTTAGCTAATTCAATAACTTGCACTGCTTGCAGTTCAAACGTTACACCAAAACCCATCAAGTCTGTGTACCAAAAGTTAGGACGTACAGCTACATTAACTTTACTACCGCCCCATACCTCTACATCTTTGGGCAATGGCTTACCAGCTGCATCAAACAAAGCTACGCTAAAGTTATAAACCTTACCGTCCTTAGCTCTATGTCCACCCTTCAGCTTTGTGCGTATCATTATCTCTTGGTCTGATTCCTTAATGGGCATATCAGCTTGCTTAAGTTTTTGACCGCCCTTTTCTTCTTGCATACTTTTCAACTCTTCCTCGTACAACGGACGGAGCTGTTCTTTTATTTGCTTTGCTACATCTTCAGTCACCACCGTGTCGCAGTTGTACTCACCAAACTCTGGGTGAAACTTCTTGCTTGGTTCGTTTAGGTGACAGTACTTAGCGATACCGCTGATCTTTATTATTGGATGTTTCTTACGTGATTTTATACTCATATTTCTCTTAGTGTTTTATTATGTATTATTAAGACAGCAGGTACATTGCTCGATCTATTTGCGAAACGTCAAGCGTTCCAAGTTCAGGCAGGTCAGGCAACTTTGCTGTCGGGTGTTGATTCAATAACTCACATCTGAACTCGGCTAGTAAGTCAATTGAAAAGAAAGTCTTGTATGTTTTTCGTACGTCTTGGTGTACTTTTCTTGCGTTGGATGCGTGGCATATGAAACAGTCGTGAACAAACCCCATGTCGTACGGCATTGCGTACGCTAATCGGTGAACAACAGCTGCATCTATGCCGTGTATAAAGTTAGCAGTAATAGATGTCCGTTGTTGTCTCGGATCAATATCATCTGTTTCTAAATTAAAGTCTATCCATGTGATAATGTTGCCAATGATCGTGCGTACCTTTGACTTCTTTCGTTTCGTCAGTCCTTGTACAATTTTAAATCCACTCGGTGTAGACCATCTGATTATCTGATTTCCTATTGCATTGGCACAACCACGTAAGAACTTCTGTATACGGACAACACTCTCCAACTGCTCACGAGCTACCGTGTTAAACTGTTCGGCTAGATAGTTGATAGCGTCAATGTTCTCGCCCTCTTGAAACGGATGGTTGTCTCCTATGATACTTAAGAAGTTACCAAGCACGTGGTAATACGACTGACCGTATGGTTTATTCATTACAGCAGCCTTGGACATAGCTCTTGTTACTCCGTGCTGGAACCATTGACTAGCTATATAACTCTCACTCGACTGATCCTTCAACCGTTCGTACACAAGGTCGGCTATGTGCTGATACATATCTCCTACAGGTTGGTCAGGTATCAAGTTGCAGTGCTTGGCGTGGGTCTCGTCCCGTAATAACAAATGTAATATCTGCATACCGTTGTTGCTACAGTCCATACGTACAGGAAAGTGAGAAACGTAACCATATCCTTCTTTTGTGTACGTCTGATACTCATAACAAAATGCTAGGAATCCGAACGGTTCACTCGCTTCCATCCACCAGTCGTTCGTCATCGGGTCTTCTGCTGTTTCAAGAAACCACTTCTGATGTTTACCTACCCATTGCAACCGTTCTTCAATGCTACCCTTTACACCCCATGCATTAGCTCCGTGGATCAACAGTCGTTCTAGGTCGTCTTCATCCATAACCTGTTGACCATCACCGAATAACAACAAACCACGTGCTAAGTCGTTACCTTGTGGGTGCAGATAAGCTGGCATATAATATACCCTACCTCTGTAATCAACACGTGCCGGAAAGTAAACTTCATCCCACTCCTTGTACTTCTTAGCTAGGTGTAATATCTTAGCGTGTTGTAAACGACGACCACGATTACTCTCATTCATCCGTCGTATCTTGTCCTGTTTAAACTTCCATTGTCTCAGTTCTTCAGGTCGTTCGTTGCCGTTCTCAAGGTACGGTTGCAGTGGTACTTCATGGAAGTCAAAGACCCGTTCCAATTCCCAACACTTTCGAGCAACATCTAAAATCTTCGTGTTAATTTTCCACTTTACCTGCTGAATGTTATTCACGGACACGTAAAGATTCTTCATGCTTGCGAAGTCGTAGTTGCTACCGTTCGGTCGGTTCATTACAAACGGATCATCAAAGCTCTCATACCCACCGTTGTAAAAGTCTACCCAATCTCTCGGTTTTGTTGGCAACGCCATACGCATGGGATCAAGCATCTCTTTCCATGTATCAAACCGTCGTACCCAGTCAGTAAATTCATCAGTCAGGAACACAAGCTTCCGTTGTTTCTTTCCCATCCGTTCGACTCGTGTGTCAATCAATCCAGTATGAGCCTTTATCTCACCCAACAACCACGCACCCAACGCTATCTTGTGTCGTCTCTCCCAACACGTGAACCGTCGGTTATTCTTTTCAACATTATAAAAGCGTTGCATCTTTGACCGTTTACTTTTCGGTACACGTACACCAAACATTCTATTCTTAGGCACAGTCTGTTCAGCTACTCGTTGTCGTGCGATCTCTTCAAATGCTTTACCTACTTCCCCGGCTAGTGTTGTAAAGTGACGGACATCTGCGTACATCTTATCAAGCACCGTCTTCAACGCTATCTGTGCTACCATTTGAGGGTGGAAGTCGGCTATGTAACACAACCAAATAGGCATCGACGGACTATCATCACTGGCAAATCGGTTAAAGAAGTCTTCAACAGGTACTGCTAGTTGTGGTGCAAGCTTACTTAACACACGCTTACTGCTGTCCATCTCACTACCACGGTCACTCTCCTTGTAAATCTGTTGGAACTGGCGATAGGTAGCTCGTCCCCATCTCTTCATCTCGGCTTCGATTGCGTTCACTTGGTCAGTCGTTCTCTTTCGTCTTCATTCATGTGGCAAAACCACGTACGAGGACGAACACGAGGTCGGTCACTGCGTACAACTTTCAACTCACTATCGTAACACAACTCATTATTACTCCAAAACAAGTCGTACCCTTTCGTGACCAGTGCAGATATGGACTCGTCTAAATGTTCCAATACCTCCTCGTGTTCGTCCGTTTCTTCCATCTC